AGTGTAAAGCCTACGCCCTGATCCTTTAGGTTTTTTACCTGTACCTTTCTTTGGATCAGCCATTATTATTTATAACCTCCACCTTTCTTTTTATATTCAGAGGCCAATAACTGCGCTTTTCTCGCACTCCATTGTCCAGGCTTACCTCCTTTTGAACCTGCTTTAATTTTATTAAATAGGTTCTTACGCATAGTTGGCTTGGTGTAATTACCTGCCTCGTTAACTCTACTCTTCTTTTTCTTTGCTGCTGACTTCTTCTTTGCTGGCATCTTGTTCCTCATCTAGTTCTTTATAGTAAGTGATTATAGAAAGTGCCTGACGAATGTATCTTTTAATCTCTGCCATATTTATAGATAGATTCTCATACCCTGCAGGGCTTACACCATAGTATACATTAGTAGGTGCATTGCCTTCTTTCAAGTCTGTAAGATACTCATCCATAATAGCAGGAGTTAAAACTCTCCATTCTACAGGTCTGGTATTAATTCTATTGGGAAGAGGAGGATGATAGATAGCAGCAGGTTTAGTAATAGTAACTACTTCTACTGCTTTTACTTCAGGTGTATAAGGTTTATTACCTACTAAGCTACACCCACTACTGGCTACTACTAACAGGAGTAGTAAGATTTTCAAAGTCATTCAAGACCCCTTTAGTTCCTTTGTTAATAATATTTTCTATAAGCTTAGGCTTTCTTAAACTAAGCATATTCATATTGTGCTTATCAAATTTACTTTTAAGGTTATTAACTTCTTCAAGAGATTTTCTATTTTGTTCTTGTAGTAAATTAATCTTTTGGAATGTAATCTTTTTATCTTCTTCAGCCTGTAATATTTGTTCATTAAGACCTTTAATACTGTTCTCTAATAATAATTGATTGTCTGCACATTGCCTTAATTGTAACGCCATCTGTTCTTTTTCTGCTTCAGTCTTATCGTAGTAAAGTTTGAATGATCCTGCTAAAACTACTAATGCTACACCAAGTCCTGCGCTGACTTTCCACATAGAACCACTCCTACTCGTAGATGAATTGTTTTTTAGAAACCCTCTTAGGAACACAATAGGCTGTAATATTTTCTTGACGATAGTAAGGTCTATCATTAGGACTCCACTTACCTTGCTCTATTGCACTTGCAAATACATTGCATCTGTATACATCTCTAAATAACATCCCATTATCTGATACAACCTCTCCTTCTACAACTACTACTAATAAAAATGCCATTAGCATTTATATCTACCACATTTTCTCATGTTGCGTTGACGCTCTTTAGCTTGTTCTAATCTTTGTTTAGCAGAATCTAATCTTCTTTCTTGAACAACTTCATAGATATACCAACCTGACCAAGCTATAAATATTAAAGAACAAATTATAAATAATATACTGGCTCTTTCTTTTAGTTTCTTCTGACGTTCTTTACGCTTCTTATGTATATCTTTTAGATACTGTTGATGCTGCTTTTCTGATTCTTTACGGATACGCTCTGCATCTCTCCAAACATCTGACATCCCCATCATCATCAGGTGATCTTTAATTTTGTTCTCTACAGCCTTGATTTCTCTACGTTTAATGGAGAGATCCATCGCCTCTTTAGGAGTTAAAGGGCGTTTAAGTTTCTTTTTTCTTTCCCAATCATCTAGCCTTTGAGCAGTCGAACCAAACTTTCCTAAGAGTGCGGCAGCCTCTTGAGCATTTGCTTTGCCCTCTTTAAAGGTGGATATAGTTTGATTGATTGCGCTGATTGCGCTAGTGATTGCAGCTAATTCTGCAAACATTTACATTATAGAGCTTCTAATCTTTGGCAAAGACGTTCAGCCCTATCTCCTACTTGTGAGTGCCATTTGCTATCTCTAGCTTCGGCTCCTGCTAAGGCCCATTTATAGTCTTTTAAAGCAGCAATATGTTTTACAAATTTACTGTATCTAGGTCGTCCTAGATTAAACATCATGTTTACACACACCTCTTGTACTTCATCAGGGAATCCATACCAAGTATATTTACCAAACATGATTTCACATTCATTAATTGCTATCTCTAGATCGTCTTTGAATACTTCCCATATCCTTTCATCATCAACAGAAGTACCCATAGGCATACCATACTCAGGATCTGACTCTAATATTTTATGGCCTATACCAAATGTAGGCACACCTTCTGAACATAAATAACATTCATGTTTTATGCCTTCATCTATTTTTAACTGTTCAAATATATTTTCTTTAGAGGCTTCTTTCATACTTCTTTTTCTCCATAAGCAATCGCATATTGCTCTGGTTCAAATAGAATAAAAGACTCTTCTTTTTCTGACATAACCCCTTTCTTAGTTTTATCTTTAGGTAAAGTCTCTACCTGATTCCTATATTTAATAGAATCAAAACCAAGCTGTTTTAACATTCTAGCAAATTCTAAATTTAAGTTAGCTTCATGTATTTCAATATTAAATACTTTCCCTACTCTAGAACGATTAGCTTTTACAGCTTTATCAAAATATTTATAAAACTGACCAATCTTTTCATCAAAACCATTTAATGCTCTAACAAGATCTCCTATTGTTATATTTGATTTATTGTTAGAACCTACTTTACTCATAGCTTGTTGAGTAATCGTTTCATAAGCTTCAGGATCTTTAAATACATTTATTGCAGACCATACAGGCCTATCTGTATCAAATAGTGTTATGATCTCTTGATCAAAAATTAAAGGACTTCTTATGTCTATATATCCTTTAGTCATAGAAACAGGTGCATCGTAGCTTTCTACTACTTCTGCAAACCTTCCTCTTTTATCTTGTTTACCTGCAGCCAATGAAGCAGGATTAATATACTCATCTTTACCAATTAGTTTTAAATATTTACTTTTTTCTACTGCATGATAATTAATCATATGTTCAGCATGGATAGTTGAACCAAAATGAGGGCCAATTTCTATAGGATTAGAGAATCTAAAATCAAAAGAAGTATCTAAGCCTGTATTAATGCCTCTATAAATAGGTCTTTTAACTAAAGAATATTTAATATGTTCTTCTTTAGGTACTGTTTTTATTTTTTCTCGCCCTACAACAGGGACTCTTTTTAATATTCTTTCTAAAGCTAGTTGTTCTGTTGGGCTAATTTCAGTTTCAGTAGCTTGTTTTAATCGTTGAAGTGTTTTGTTTTGTAAGACTTCTTTAACTGTTTGAGAAGTACCCACAGGAGATTCTGTTAATCTATTAAACTCATCTTGAAATTCTTTTCGGACTATATTTGGATAGACTTCATCAACATCTGATCTTGATCTTAAAAGATTTTTTATAGGACTTTGTACTACACCTCTTACTATCTCTCCTGCTCTTGCTACTCCTCCTACTACAAAACCTAATCTCCTTAAAGGATCTTCAGGGTTATTTCTATCTTCTATATCCATATTAAAAGAACCTGCGGTTACATCATAAGGTTCTCCTGTATAAGGATTAATTCGTTCTTGAGGCTCTTCAATTACATTAGCTACATTTTTTACAATAGGCCCAACTGATCCTCCTTCGACATAGCTAGGTCTTAATGGTTCTGCTTTGTCTTCAGCTCCCATAAGTTCTAGTGCTTTTTGTTTATAAAGTTTATTAGCATCAGATAATGCTTCTGTATAGTCTGCTTTTAGTTCGGGGGATAGTGTACCTAATGCACCATAGCCAGGAATCTTTTCACCCATTAGTCGTACAAGATTACCTGTACGCATTAATTTAAAAATATCATTTCCTACTGGCCCTAGAACAGAAGCGTAACCAGCTACAGGATCTTGATAAACTTTAGCTGCTTCACTACCTCTCTGCATCATATCAAAGACAATACCATTACCTCCCCATCTTTGAACTGCATCAAAGTATATCTCTTCTGTAGACTTATACTTTTCAGACTCTCCTCTAGTTCTAGCCCAATTAGTCCATCTAGCCATTTCGGTCATTATTAACCCTGCAGCTAATACTTTAGGAGCATTTTGAGTAGGATTCCTGATCATATCTTTAGCTGCATTTTTTAAAACAGTATTAGTAAATGCAACTGGATAGCCTAGAAACTGAGTAAGTATGGCTGTTCTAGGGGCAGCTTGAAGAAAAGGTTTTAGTCCTGATTCATTAGTAGGATTTAGTATAACCTCATTAGTGTATCTAGCAGCCCCTCTTTTTATATTCTTATAGAAAGAATCATCTATAGATTCTCCTGAGTCTACCCACTTTAATCCTTCATCAATATCAACATTTAGTTCTTTTAATTGTTCTTTCAT